ACTAAAACTAAAATTAGTTATGCTGCATTAGTATATTATGATTCTTTTGTAAAAACAAAGAAAATAACTTTATATGCTAGTCAGAGTATTTCAAAACAATTATCAGTATAGATAGGATATAAAATGAACTGTAATCCACGACTGAATGCTATAAATTTTGTTTTTCAGTTAGAAATATTAAACTGTGCTGATAATTTACCAATTAATCTCAGTAGATCATTAACAAAGAAAATTTATTTCAAAAAACCTGATGGCACAGTATTGGCAAAAGATGGAGTATTTGAAACAGATGGTTCAGATGCACTTATATCTTATACAACTGTTTCTGGTGATTTAGATAGCTTAGGCGTATGGCGTGTTCAATATGCTGTAGACTTACCTAATTTTAGTTCTGGTACTAATATAGAAACATTTTCTGTTGAAGCAAATATATTTTAAAGGTATTTAATGTCTAAAAAAACTGTAGAGCAATATCTTAATAATATTATATATACTGTTGATCCTACATACTCTCCTACAGAATTTGCACTAGAGTTTATTACATTTATTAAACTTGTTAATGGTAATGAAGGTGAAGAACATAAATCACCCGTAATTCATTATAAAATGCTGGATAAAGTAGAAGGCAAAGAACAGAACATAATAAATATGTGTTCAAGAGGATTAGCTAAAACAACTTTATTGGGTGAATATTTAATACTATATTTAGCTGTATATGGTTCTATTCCTAATTTTGGTAAAATTCCTCTAGGTTTGTATGTATCTGATAGCATTGAAAATGGTGTTAAGAATATGCGTAAAAACTTAGAATATAGATGGGAAAATAGTTCTTTTTTACAATTATATATCCCTAAAACAAGATTCACTGATGTACGTTGGGAATTTACTAATAAGGATGGTGAAGTAACTCTATTTAAAGGATATAGTGCAAAAGCATTAAGCCTAAATACTAGATTATATAAAGAAGATTCTTACACTACTATAGGGGAATGCTCAGTAGGAGATAAGGTATTTGGTCCTGATGGAAAACTTCATAGTATTACTGCTAAGTCTGAAGTATTTAATAAACCTATGTATGAAATTGTACTAATTGACGGTAGAAAAATACAAGTCAGTGAAGATCACATTAACAATATAGTTTTAAATACAAATCCTAATAATACTGTAAGAATGGTTGAGAAAAATTTAACTACCTTAGAGCTATTAAAAGAACCCTTGTTACATGTTAAAAAAACTAAGGATAAAAAATCTACTAAACATCTTGTATGGGTAAAAAATACTGAACCTATGCAATACCCAGAAAAACCTTTTACTATTGAACCGTACACATTAGGGCTTATGCTTGGTGATGGGTCTATAAAAGCAGATGGTTCTTGTGTGCTGCATGGGGAAGTTGATGATATAGATTTTTATAAGACCTATATTAATGAAGAATTTGGTTCTTCTTACCTCGATAAAAGAAACAACACAGCAGTATCTCTCACCTTTAAAGCCATGTCAGCTCGATTTAATGAGTTGGGACTCAAAGGTATTAAGATGTCAGATAAGTTTATACCTAAAAAGTATTTGTTTGGCTCTATAAAACAGAGATTAAATTTGCTAAAAGGGCTTCTTGATACTGATGGTACAATCTCAAAAACATCAAGAATATCTTTTTCAAGCGCATCTAAGCAACTTATTGAAGATGTTGCTGCTTTAGTCAGAAGTTTGGGAGGGACGGCTTACTCTCCTCAAATTAGAGAAGCTACAGGTAAGTGGGCTACAGCCTATAAGATAGAAATACTTATGCCTGTAAATCCTTTTAAACTACCAAGGAAAGCTTTAAGATGGTTTTATAGGAAAGGACAAAAACAATTAGTAGCTGTTGATCAAATAAATAAAATAACTCAAGAACCTAGTCAATGCATTGCTATAGATAGTGCAGATCATTTATACCTTGCAGGTGAGTATATAACTACTCATAACACAGAAGTAAGGGGAACTAAAGAAATGGGTCAAAGACCCTATTTAGCTATTCTTGATGATTTAATTAGTGATGAAGATGCTAGATCGGCAACTGTTATTGCTAGTATTGAAGATACTGTTTATAAAGCTATTGATTATGCTTTGCATCCTACACGTAGAAAAATCATTTGGAGTGGTACTCCTTTTAATTCTAGAGACCCTCTATATAAAGCAGTTGAATCTGGTGCATGGGCTGTAAGTGTGTTTCCTGTATGTGAGCAATTCCCATGTTCTAAAGAAGAATTTAAAGGTGCTTGGGAAGATAGATTTTCATATGAGTATGTTCATACTCAATACACAAAAGCACTTAAAGTAGGAAAAATAGATACGTTTAATCAAGAATTAATGCTACGTATTATGTCTGAAGAAGATAGATTAATAGCAGATTCTGATATTTCTTGGTATAAACGAGAATCTGTTATAGCTAATAAAGGCTTATTTAATTTTTACATAACTACTGATTTTGCAACTAGTGAAAAAACTAGTGCTGATTTTAGTGTTATAAGCGTTTGGGCACTTAACAGTCATGGTGATTGGTTCTGGGTAGATGGTATATGCAAAAAACAATTAATGGATAAAAACATTAATGATTTATTTAGGTTGGCTCAGAAATATTCTCCTCAATCTGTAGGTATAGAAGTATCAGGACAACAAAGTGGATTTATTCCTTGGATTCAAAAAGAAATGTTAGATAGAAATATTTACTTTTCTTTAGCTAGTGAGGGTAATAAAGGAAATCTTGGTATTAGACCTTCTACAAATAAAATGGTTAGGTTTAATGTAATGGTTCCTATGTTTAAAGCTAATAAAATATTTTTTCCTAAGAGTATGGAACATAGTGTAGAAATAATAGAAGCTATGGATGAAATAAGATTAGCTAGTCCTGGAGGGTTTAAATCTAAACATGATGATTTTATTGACACAATATCTATGCTAGGTATGATGGATACTTGGAAACCTTCTGAATACTCAAAATTTATTAAAAACGATAATAACATTTGGGAAGATGAAGAAGAAGAAAGTAATAGTAACCTATCTTCCTATATTGTATGAGTAATTTAGAAGAAGTTGTTAATCAATTAAATATAAAATTATCTAAACTAAATACTAGAATATTTGAGTTAGATTTACTTGGTAATAATAATCTAATTCAAGATAGTGATATAATTTTATTACAAAAAAATGTAGCTACTTTATTACTCAACGTAGCTACACTTACTTCTAGGCTTGATACAAAAGAAGGAGATGTAAACGCACTTACTAAAAGTCTTGGAGGATTATCTGGAGATATTTCAAAGCTTAATCAAAGTATTGATGGAACATTCTTTGACATAAATCAGCAACTCTCTGGAATAGTTAATGATACACAAGCTTCCGCAGATAAAATAACTACACTTGAAACTACTTTAGCTGATACTAACCATATAATTGAAGGTCATTCTATTTTAGTTAATGATCTTTCTTCAAGTGTTACTAATACAGAAGCAGGTATTGTTGCTAATGCATCTAAACATTCTTTATTAGAATCTATTGTTGGTAGCAATACAAGTAAAATTGATACAGAGATTAAGACTACAGCTAATGATAGGCTGGCTAATACATCTAAATTTGCTCAATATGATTCAACTATTTCAGGATTAAATGGTTTTAGTGCAGCAAATGCTAAAAGCATAGCCTCGCTTGATTTAAAGACTGAGACTACTAAAAATGGGTTAGCAGCAGAGGTAGCAAGAGTTGATGGCTTAAAAGGCACTGTAGGAGCTAATTCTGGTGCTATAGCAGATTCTGCAGCATTAAAAATAACTGAAGATTTAGCTTTAGCAACACGCCTTACTAATATAGAAACTAAAGTAGGCAATAATGCATCTAATTATGCATCACAAATAACTATTAGATCAGATGCAGAGAATGCTATTGCTCAAAGTGTAACTACACTCTCTACTACAGTAGATACGCATACAAAATCTATAAATCAAATTCTTACTTCTGGTGGTGGTACTGGGGTAGATGGAAGTTACTCATTAACTATAGATTCTGCAGGAAGAATCTCTGGTTTTGGCTTAACCCAAATAAATCCATTAACTTATACGCCTACAGGATTACCTACTGACCCTGCAGTAGGACAGGGTATAAGTAAATTTTGGGTTAGAGCAGATACATTCGCAATTATTAATCCTACATATGACACTGTACATCCTGCATTTAAAGTATCTGGTGGAAATGTATTTATCAATGATGTACTTATTGAAGATGCTTCTATTACTAATGCTAAGATTGGTAATGTTATTCAAAGTACTTTATGGGAACCAATATATAAACAAGGATGGCACTTAAATAAAGATGGTTCTGCTTTTTTTAATAATATTACTATCACTAATACTGCTGGTAATACAATTATGTCTAGCGGTACAGGAGTTGAATGGAGTTACTTAGCGAATAAACCATTAGATTCTACTATATTAAATAGCAACGTAACTCTTACTAGTCTTGGCTATACAGGAGATTTGAATGCTACTAATGGGGCAATATGGAGTGCTGTAACAGATGATGGTGGCAAACCTGCTAATGGTGCAGATGTAACTTCAGCAAATACTGCATTAAATACAGTAAATGTAGGTTCACTTTCTGCAGCAGATGTTTCTACAGCAACTACTAATTTTAATAATAGAAATGATAGAAGTATTTTAGCTGTAGTTGACCCTATTGTAGCTACTGATGGTACTGCAGTTAATCATATATCTAATACAGATGGTTCTGTAGATGTAACTTTTGAGTGGTCTTGGTTAGGAACCAATAGTGATATTGATGGTTTCGTAGTATATTCAAGAAACTCTATTACAAATGAAGTATATGTTTTTGGTACTACCCCTTCTGAAGAATCTTTAATTTATTTACCTGCCGATAGACGTGCATTTGGTTTCTTAGGGATTAGTGCTAATAATTACTATACGTTTGGTGTACAAGCTTATAGACGAGTAGATCCAGATATTAGTCTTAATGGTCTAATTAGTAGTCAAATAATTATTGCTGCAGGTGTAAATGAAAATCCTTATCAACCCAGTACTTCTGTTACATTTGCTGGTGATATTACAGGTACTATTCAAGGAACCAATATTGGTGCTTTAGCTACAGCAAATTCTGTAGATTTTATTACTCAAGTATCAGGTACAGGTAAACCAGAAGTTAATGCAACTGCAGGAGCAACTTTTGGTACAAACATTTCAGGACAAATAACTCCAGCTAATGCAAGCACTTATATTGCTAATGCCGCAATCCAAAATGCGCAGATAGGTGTAGCTGCTGTAGATACACTATCCGTAAAAGGTGGTGCAATAGTGGCGGAAGTTGTTTCTACACAGACTGATGCACCACAAGTGTATATTGTAACAGTTTCGATTCCTGCTGGGATCTTTCGTGGCGAAGCTTACCTACGTCCCTATTATCGTACAATATCTTCTGCAGCATTAACACTAGATGCCGCTACTTTTACTGGTACAAGCTCATTACCTGTTTTAGGTACATGGTTTGCAGGACAAGCGCGAGAAACTTATTACTGGGACGGGGCTAATGCCTATATTTATTTTTACTCTGGTTTAGGGCATGTATATAGAATTTTAAGAAATGGAGTAACTATAGAAGAGCCTATTGGTAATAGAGTTTTACCTGGTTGGGGAGATGGTCTAGCATCTCAAACTATATCTTTTAGTGATACACTAACTTCTGCAGGTACTTATTTATACGAGTTTCAGGTCGTAGGGTACACTGATAACACTAATTATGGTACTAACTATACTCCTCTTGGGATATGGCAGTCACCTACAGTACCAACTAACGGTACTAATGGTACTAATATCCCCAGAACACTAACTTTAAGGGTAGGTAAACGATGAAATATATAAGGCATGATTCAGTAGGTAGAATAGTAGAACATATATCAGCTTCTTTTACACAAACAGATTCTCAACTAATTGAGAGTGATGCTGATGAAGCTACACATTACATAGCAAACCTAAGCACGACAAGAGATGTTACATTAAGACCCGATTCAACAGTAATTGTTGATAAAACTACGTGTACTGCAGATGGTGTAGATAGTATTAATTTCTCAGGAATACCTATAAATGCAGAAGTTACAATAACAGGTCCTGGTGGCTCAATATTTTTAGCACAGAGTACAACCTTACAGCTCACATTTATGGATACAGGTACTTTACAGGTACAAATTAAAGCATTCCCTATTAAAGATTTTAATGTTGAAATAACAGCAATTTAGGAAAAAGCTAATGAAACTTTCAATTAGATTTAAAGCTGTAATACCAATAGTCGATCAGCAAACTGAAGCATACAAGCAGCTTAAAGCAGACCTATATAATTACATAACTAAAACAAATAACTTTCCTGAATGGAAACAAGTAAACTATGCAGACACCTACAGTGAATTAAGTATTAAGAAATTAACAACTAGTGTAACTCCTGCTGAGCAAACAACCATTGATAACATCATTGCAGTTCGTGCTTGGAAAAATGCTTTATTAGCTGAACGTGACAGAGTTAAAGTTTTAATATTTGCAGCAACTACTACTTTAGAAATTCGTAATGCTGTGGATAGTTTTGTTTATACTCAACCACCTTTTAATATTTAGTAAGAAAAAATAATTATGCAAGTATCAGATTTAATTTCAGCACTAAAGTATGGAGAGTTATCTAATGTAGCTTTATCAGATACTATTTTAGATAACAATGCAGATAATGGTGCAACGTATAGTTTTATTAATAGGGCTATTGCAGAAGTAAATAAAGATTTATTTATTAACCAAGAAAAAATTACAATACCTTTAGTTGAAAATCAAACTGTATATCCACTAACATCATTTTCAGTAGTAAAAGTTATTTCTGCTAAAAGATCAGATGATACTGATATACCTTTAAATGATTATACTAATTCAAAAGAATCTGTATTATCTAATTCTTTTGATATTATTGAGTATGCTGGTAAACATTTACAAAAGCATGATTATATTGTATTAAGATGCTTAAAAAGTATTCCTGAAGTTTTAAGCAGTACAGATACTATTCCTATACCTAGCACATACATTAATTGTTTGCTATCATACATAGGATACTTAGCTCAAATGTCTCTAGGAATTGCAGAAGATACTGTATCAGCTACATTTATGAATAACTATTTAACTAGTATTAATAATATTAAAACACTTGGTATTGATAAAACAGAAAGCACTTCTAGTACTAAATTTTTTGATAAAGGGTTTGTTTAGAGAAAACTATGCAAGAAGATACTGAAGATATTGAAGATACTGATGAAATTATTACCTCTGAGAAAGAGAAAATTAAATTTACTGATTGGAATAATGAACCTAAAGTATCTGATTTAAAACGAGATCTTTCTTCAGCACAATCAGACCATGATTATCATGTAAGTAAAGTTAATGAATGGCTAGATAACTTAAATGTTACTGGAACAGCTAGAATAAAGAATAAGACTGGTTCTAATATAGTTCCTAAACTTATACGTAAGCAAGCTGAGTGGAGATATGCTGCATTATCAGAACCTTTTTTAAGTACAGATGATTTATTCAATACTGACCCTGTAACCTTTGAAGATAAACAAGCAGCTATACAAAATGGTTTAGTTCTTAATAATCAATTTAATACTAAAATTAATAAAATTAAATTTATTGATGAATATATTAGAACTGCTGTTGACGAAGGTACTGTTGTTGTAAAAGTTGGTTGGGATTTTATTGAAGAAAAGTCTATTATAGATGTACCTGAATATACATACTCTGTTTCTACAGATGAGGTATTTCTTAATAAATTAGCTTCTCTATTAGAATTAGCTAAAAGTGATCCAAATAAATTTATTTCTGAGGTTCCTGATGAACTCAAGCATTCTGTTAAAAAGCTTGCAGAAACAGGAGAAGTACTTAAACCAGAAATATCTGGATATAGAAAAGAAAAAAAGTATACTACTGTAAAGAATCAACCTACAGTAGAAATATGTAATTATTATCATGTCATTATTGATCCTACTTGTTTAGGAAATCTTGAGAATGCTAACTTTGTTATTTATTCTTTTGAAACTTCTTTAGCTGAATTACGTAAAACAGGTAAATATAAAAATTTAGATGATATAGAACCTTCTGCGGCAACACCATTAAGTATTCCAGATTCTCGTATAGAGAATATTTCATTTACTTTTAAAGATAAACCAAGGCAAAAAATTCTTGCTTATGAGTATTGGGGTAATTGGGATATTAATAATGATGGCATAATTGTACCTATAGTAGCTACTTGGGTAGGAAATACTTTAATTAGCTTAGAAGAAAATCCATACCCAGATAAGAAGCATCCTTTTATAGCTATTCAGTATTTGCCTGTTAGAAAGCTTGTATATGGCGAACCTGATGGAGAGTTACTAGAAGATAACCAAAAGATTATCGGAGCTGTAACAAGGGGTATGATTGATATTATGGGTAAATCTGCTAATGGGCAGACAGGTTCCCGTAAAGATGCTTTAGATGTTGTAAATAAAGCTAAATTTAGAGCAGGTGAAGATTATGAATTTAATGGGAATATAGACCCTAGACAAGCATTTCATATGCATACGTTTCCTGAAATCCCTAGATCAGCACAATACATGCTAGATACTCAAAATGCTGAAGCAGAGTCTCTTACAGGTGTAAAAGCTTTTTCTAGTGGCATTAGTGGACAAGCCCTTGGAAACACCGCTACGGGCATTAGAAGTGCCTTAGATGCAACATCTAAGCGAGAGTTAGGTATTTTACGTAGATTAGCAGATGGTATTAAGCAAATAGGTAGAAAAGTTATTAGTATGAACTCTGAATTTCTTTCAGAAGAAGAGGTTGTTAGAATAACTAATGATGAATTTGTTACTGTGCGTAGAGATGATTTAGCAGGAAATATTGATATTTCTCTATCTATATCTACACCAGAAGCTGATGAACAAAAAGCAAAAGAATTAGCATTTATGCTACAAACTACTGCACAATCTTCTGATCCAGAAGAAGTTAGAATGATTCGTGCAGAGATTGCTAGGTTACGTAAAATGCCAGCATTAGCAAAACAAATAGAAGATTTTAAACCACAAGTAGATCCCATTGCACAAGAAAAAGCAACGTTAGAACTAGAATTAATTAAAGCACAAATAGCAAATGAAAATGCTAAAGCGCATGAAAATACTGCTAATGGTGATTTAGATGAAGCAAGAGTACAAACAGAATTAGCTAAAGCTAGAAACATAGAAAGTGATTCTGATATGAAAGACTTAAACTTTGTTGAGCAAGAAACTGGTACTACTCATGAAAGAGATAAAGATAAAATTATTTCCCAAGCTCAGGGAAATATGGCATTAAAAACTATAGAGCATAACTTTAAAATGAAAGAACAAAACGACAAACCAAGTAAATCTGGTTTAGAATCTGTTTAATTACTAAAATCTCAATTAGAGGACACAAGAAATGAATGAAGAAACTACTGTAGAAATTTCCTTAGAAGAAGCAAAAAAACTTGTAGCAAAAAAAGATGACCTTGTAAAATTATGTAGAAATAAAGAATTTGTTTCTATTATTTTAGAAGGCTATTTTGAAAAAGAAGCTGCTAGGTTGGTAATGGCTAAAGCAGAACCAGCATTACAAACTGAAGAATATCAAAAACAGATTGATGCTGATATTATTTCTATTGGTAGATTGGATCAATATTTTAGAGCAATAACTATTCAAGGAAATACGGCTGAAAAATCTGTAATAGATAATGAAGAGTATTTAGAAGATCTTCGTAAAGGTGAACAATAATGGCAAAATCAGAAGATAATACTTCAGAAGATGAAGTAAATTATTTAGATATGTCTGATGAAGAATTAGATAATTTAGATATTCCTGAAAAAGCAGATACTATTGATGAAACTTCTAAAGAAGATGCAGATGTAGAAGATGCAGAAGACACTTCAGATACTGATGTAGAAAATAATGTAGATGACGCTGTTAAAGATGAAAAGGAATCTACCGATACTAGTGAGGAAAGTACAGAAGAATCTAATGAAGATACCTCTATAGAAGAATCTAATGCTGAAGAAGCTAAGGAAGATGCTAAAGAGGATAGTCTTAAAGAGACTGAAGATGCATCTATTGATGTAAATTTTGAAGAAGAATATAATAAAATATTGGCTCCATTTAAAGCCAATGGTAAAGAAATCAAAGTAGACAGTATTGATGATGCTATTTCATTAATGGCTATGGGAGCTAATTACAATAAAAAGATGGCTAAATTAAAACCATCTTTAAAAATTGTTAAGATGCTTGAAAATAATGATTTACTTGATGAAAATAAATTAAGTTTTTTAATTGATTTGGATAAGAAAAATCCAGATGCAGTTAATAAACTAATTAAAGATAGTGGTATTGATCCATTATCTGTAGATGTAGAAAAAGATACTGAATATGAACCAAATACTTACACTGTTGATGATAAGCAAATAGAGTTAGATAGGGTCCTTGACGATATTCAAGATAGCCCATCATTTAATGATACTGCCAATGTTATAGGCAATAAGTGGGATGAAACCAGTAAACAAATTATTCTAGACTCTCCGTCTATTATTAGAACAATCAATGATCATGTGGCTTCTGGCTTATATGAACAAATTAGTTCGGTAGTAGAATCGCAAAGAATGCTAGGAAAATTATCAGATGTTTCGGATATTGAAGCATACAGACAGGTTGGTGAGCGGCTACAAGCTAGTGGTGAGTTAAATATACCCACAGTACCTGAAGCAGTTAAACAAACCAAGAGTAAGGCTACAAGAGATTCTAAACTTATTAACAGAAAAAAAGCAGCTTCACTTACGAAGTCTGCTACTAAAAGTACTAGTGGTGTTTCTGATATTAATCCTCTTAGTTTAAGTGATGAGGAGTTTGAGAAAATTGCTTCTAGTAAATA